CGGACGCTCTGTCCTAGGTGCTGGACTAGCATTGTACATGACAGGCGTAACAGATCCAAAAGATCTAGCATATGCTCTATTGGCAGCAATTGCCCCAGTAGCATTACGTGCAATTAATCCAAGCGACACAGCATTTGGAAGACTTCCAGATGTAGCAGAAGTTGAAAAAGCAGCAAAGTCTGCAAAAAAACCTGCTAAAAAATAAACAGGTGTAGTTAGAGACAGGTGGTTTTAATTAACTGCCTGTCTCATCATTAAACAGCACACCAAGAGCAGTACCAGCATATGGTAAATCTTCATCAAGAGTATTGTCTTCAACATTAAATCTAAACCAAGATAACATTGTGTGTCTATCTCCACTCTTAACTCCAGTTACTCCGTGTCTAAATCTACCTGGAAACATTATCAAATCTCCTGCATTTGGTTTAATAGTTTTATTAAATTGTGGAAAAAAAATTTCTCCACCAACATAATTATCATTTAAATAACATATTGCTGCTAGATTATATTTGTAATATCCGTCATGCATTGCTGGCGATCCATCTGGCCTTTCACAGTCAGCATGTACTGGCAATGGGTTATCATAACCAAGATTCCATTTTATTAAATGAGTTGGAATGAGAGCCTTTTGTTCAAACTCAACATTATACACATCGGTATAGTTTTTGCATATTTGATCATATATTTTTTTTTCATTATTTAAAAGTATATTAACAACATTTTTATTATCTATAATGGATTTATCGATTGAACCATCTACTTTGGATTGATTCATCCAATTATTGATTAGGCTAAGGTCTTCTTTATCAATAAAGTTAGGTAATGTAACTATCCTATCTTCCAGATACCCTATTTTGTCAAATTGCTCTACATATTTGTCATAGATCATTAAACAAGTATATCACTAAGATTGTGGTACAATAGTAAACATGACAAGTAAGCCTATGAATTCAGATAACCCAGAAGATGTAAACAAGCAAGCACCATGTTGGGATGGTTATGTACAACGTGGGATGAAGCCAGGAGCAAATGGTAAACCAGTTCCAAACTGTGTTCCTGCAAAAAAATCAGCATTTGAAGGTTTTGGAAAAGATTATACAAAGTCAACTAGAATAGTTTTATTATGAACACATTTTATTTTTGGCATTCATTGGTTATTGGTTTATTGATGATATCCTCATTTTTTTGGGGTAAATCTTATCAAAGAAAAAAAGTCAATGAGTAATAATAGATTAAAAAAAAATAGAAAAAAGAAACACGCTCATAATCCAATTCAAGTAAAAGATGGATGGATTGTTCGTGTTAGAAAAGATGGAACTATTAAAGAAAAACTTGCTAGATATTTGGTTAATCACAAGAAAGAAGTTTAGTTTTGCATAAGATAGATGAAAAATATTACAGGCCAACAGTTAAAAAGATGGACAACATTACAACAAAACTAGGTATTGATACAAAAAATATTGGCATATTTGAAAACTTTTTACCACAAGATGAAGTTGAATTTATTCTTAATGAATGTAAAAAACATGAACCAGAATACGATAATCATCATACTCATGGCAAAGGTTTGCATTATAATCAAATAGATAATAAAGTTTTAAAATATTTTGCTTCATACATTACTCCTTTAATAGCAGAAAACTCTACAAAATTTTATAATATGAATCAGATAACAGATATAGCCCTTCATTATGCATTTCATCCATCAGGTACATATTTAGATCCACATACTGATGTGATAGGTTGGACACCAAAGCATGATGAAAAAAATGAGTACTCTGTTACAGAAAAATATTTTCCATATTTTTGGAGTGGTCATTTAGCAAATATCTTATACTTAAATGATGATTTTAGGGGTGGAGAATTATTTTTTCCAGATTTTGATTTTCAAATAAAACCAAAACCAGGAATGCTGATATCATTTCCTGGAAACACACACTATCTACACGGAGTCAGAAAAACTAAAGGTAACACTAGATATTCTTGTAGTCTTTGGACCAAGTTTGAAGATTTTGATAATACTATATAGTTTCTTGTTGATGAGTATAGTATAGCGGCATGTGTTCAAAAGATTTTGAATTAAGAATATAGTCTGTTAGTTGATCTTTGTTTCCTTTTAATATCCAAGGTCCACCAAATGTGAGATCGTAGATTAAGTTCATGTTGTTTTTTTCTGCATAGTTGATTACGTAAGACAATGCCTTTGCCGAATAATCATTGGTTTGAGCATTCATTATTAAAAACTTATTACCATTATAATCTTCTGCTGTAACCGTAACGTTAGAATGTTCTGGTTTCATCCATAAAGGAACATCCTCATATTTAAGCCACATACATTGATATGACTTACATGGGTGTTCTGGTCTATCAGCATAAATGCTACAGTTTTTGTTTGATATGTCTAAAAAATAACAAGGCTTTTTGTTACCAAAGCCATGTCCGTAAATTAATCCACCTACAGTTGTTCCATCACAACATTTTGTGCATGTGCCACATTGTTTGCCCATTACCAACCACCACCACAAATTTCTTTATAATGATGTTTTGTTGTCTTTCTGATAGTTTTTTTAGTAGGAGCGTACATATCTGTAAAACAAGATGGGCATTGATAATACCATTCTTTACTAAAATAATCATATATAAAACCTTTAAGACTTTTATTTTTGTTCATCACAAATTCTTCAAAAGGATACAACACGTCATTTGGAACCATATATCTAGTATACCAATCAGTAGTCAAAAAGTAAAGAGCAGTTTCCAGACATGCTCAGGTCCCTCTAGTTAATATTAAATAACTATGAGTCTATTTTACCTGAATTTGTTTAGGTCTTTTATCTTCTGGTACGATTCTTTCAATCTTAACAGTTAATAATCCGTCAACCAATTCAGCATTAGTTACTTCCATATATTCACCCAGTGCAAAAATGCGGGTAAATTTACGAGAACTGATTCCCTTATGGACAGTTTGAGAACCGTCAGTGCTGTCTTTCTTTTCACCTTTAATGATGAGTGAGCCGTTATCTACAGTTACCTCAATATCATCTTTGGAAAAGCCAGCAAGGGCAATGTCTACCTTATATGTATCTTCATCAATTTTGATTAGATCATATGGTGGATATCCACTGTTATTGGTTTGTACCCTTTTAAAACGCTCCAATTCACGATTGAAGCCAACAAAAAATGGATCTTGAAAAAGATCCAACATAGATGTTACCATTTTATTTCTCCTTTTCAGCGAGTAGTTTTGTCCCTCCTAAGAGCAGACAGTATAATTATATCATATACTATTTAATAAATCCCTATACCCATCTATGGTACCAGCATCAAAGTACATTCCGTCTACCTCAAAAGCATACATATTACTTATCTCATCTAATATTAAGTATTCAAGATCTATACCTATGTGCATATTGAATCTGTTAAGTTTATTTAATACCACGCTATCTAAAGCAAAAGCACCCCACATATGTGGATAGTCACAGTCTTTCGCCTTTTCTTCAATACCAATAATAGAATTTTTAATCAACTCAACCTGACCAACTTTTCCCTTTAGTTCATCGTGCATTGGCCAACATGCTATAGAAATCATATTAGTTTTTATATGCTTAGATAATTTGATGTATGGGTTTTCTCCTTTAAAGTATGTATCAGGCATGCCAACTATATACTTATCTGCCTTGTACTGTTCTGACATTTTAACCAAAGCGTCATTCATAGTAGACGGTTCTATAACAACAATATCTACTTTATTTAAATCAAAAGATTTTATTAATTCGTACCACTTGCTAGTTGTACTTATTACTATCCTGTCAACATAAAAACTCATTTGTTGAACTTGTCTTTCTATCAAAGATGTATTGTCTTCGTCACAAGGAAGGGCAAATTTAGGTAACCCATTCATTCTTGATGCTTTGCCAGATGCTGGTAAGAGCCCTATGGTTTTCACTCTAAGCCCATAGATTTTCTTAACTCAATAATTTCATAATATGCTTCATCACTTTGACTGAGTGTTTGTGGATTGCAATACTGTAAAATAGTTACAGCACACCAATGCTGAACCTTTACATTATTTTGTAAGGCAATTAAAAAAAAGGCCCAATCTGCTATTATGTAGTCTGGATATCTGCCAATTCTTTCCCAACAAGATTTTCTTATTGGACTATTATGAAAAACTCTGTGATTGTCAGGGTGTCCAATTAATGAGGCCCAGTTTGCTATAGGCTGTAACATTCTATTAAATTTTGTAAAGTTTTCTGGTTTTGTTTCGACAAAAATGTTATCTCTTGTTATATCTCTGGAAGCCAAAACAATATCAACATCTGGTTTTACAATTTTTTGAAAATCTAATGCATTAGGATATAAAAAATCATCAAATCCAATTGGTATAAACCATTCTGAGGTCACTGCTGCAATTGCTGTATTAGCCATCTTTGCATAGTTTCTTTCATAGCACTCAACTAGTTTAATATTATAGTCTTTATGTTGTTCAGCAAACTCTTTAACACCAGTATCATCATCTGGATGATGTGCTATTATTATTTCATCTGGTTTAATTCTTATTCTTTCTATATAGTGCCACCATCTAGGAATAACAACCTTATATTTATTGCCCCAGGCCACGGTAATAAGTGATGTAGAGTTCATATGCTACAATTATAGCATGGAGCAACCTAGAGGCGAAAATAAAAGATTTGAGTATATTCAGGCATCAAAATTAATTAATGCTAAACTTTTTGCTGATAGATTTGATGAAAATATTTTATCTATAATTCCTAA